CTTTAAGAGCTTCTTGGTTTTGTTCAAAAGTCACTCCACCACGAGAAACATAATTTTCTTCTAAGTATTTTTTAGCTGATTTCGGAGTGATCTTTCCTCCAACTTTTTTCTTGTCTCCTAAACCTTCTGCTTTGAAAGATCGATAATCTTTAAAACCTTGTACAGCAGTACCTGCTAATCCTAATACTAAACCAGCCTTACTAGGTTTAGCTTCTAATTCAGGAGCTTGTGGGGTTGGTCCTACAACAGGTGCAAAGCGTACTTTATTATATATAGCACGTGCATCAGATTCAGCTTGTCTGCCGATCTTATCTTTAGCTCTACTAACATCAGTTTCAGCCATCATCATACTATGTATTAAATGAGATTTATATTGACCAAGTTTCTTAGCACTTTTACCTGCTAATCTCATTGCAGTTCGACCTGTTTGTGTGCCTGCATAATCACTTTCGTACATTTCAATTACTGCTGATTCTAATTTCTGATCTCCTTCTGCAAATAATTTATCTAATTGAACATCTTGATCCATAAAAGAATCTACCATATTTTGGTAGGTATTATCATATTCTATTTCAGCTTCAATTTGGTCATTTTCATATTTAACTTGATCGAACATTATTTCGTCACGATATTGTTTATTAGCTCGATCAAAGTTTTTTAGTTTAGCTCGGTTCCGGCCTTCAACGGCTGCATTTTCAGCTTGATGGGACGCTACTTGTCCGGCAGCTCCTATCGCCGCCGATGCTAATGTTACTGGTTCGCACACGGCAAAATTCTATAAAGGTTAATTGGTTAGGACCATGTTTAAGTTCCCGTAAGAACTTGAATCCTAAAAGTTTTAGATGAGCGGTATTCCGTTTATCTACAATGTTCCAAAGGAGTTTCTCTTCTCTGCTTTCTATAAATCGTTTGGCTTCTCGTGCAAAAGTTAAAGGGTAGTCATGTATTGCAGGTGTGCATAACATCCATACTTTTCCACCTTCTTGTACTCCGGCCAATCCGGCAGTCTTGCCGTTAGGCACTTTAAACCAAACTGTATCTCCGTTGAAAGCAGCCATTGGGATTTGAAAAAGTGGGAAATGGCCATGACCTTCTGACACTTCTCTATAATCATCTGGACGAAGATTAGAGGCCACTTCAATAGCAGCCTCCATTGTAATTGGGTGAATATATTTAGACACGTTGATAGTATCGTGGTGAGTAATCGCCTTCCCAGTTCATTGAAAAAATGGTAGCAGGAGACGGGTGATTTGATTTTAATAATACTGTTAAGTTTTCATTTCTATCATAAACAGGTATTGTATGAGTGTAAGAAGAAGCTATATTAGCAGTACTTGCTAATACATTATCCCATTCTAATGATTCAACGGTATAGGTATAATCATCTCTTCCTCGTCGTTTTAAAGTTACATCAATGACACCTACATCTCCGAAATCGAAGTTCATTCTATGTATAACTAATGAACCACGTGTTTCAGATTGTGTCCTTTCTCCATCAGATCTGGTTATGTAGACTTTAGGTAATTCAACTTCAAACTCATACTCGTATCCAACAATAAGATCTGTATTAACTGAACTACCATCTTTAGTAGAAGTCTTCCAGTTACCAGGGAGTGTTACTGTTTCGTTAGGAGCGGTACCAGTTATACTAGCAGCTGGGACATCATAACTTTTACCTGCAGCATCACTATCTGTAGTACAATATACTGTTAAATTCCGAGAACTGTAGTAACCAGCTCCTAATGTAAATGTAGTTACATCAGTTGAACCATTATAGGTCAGACTACCTGTTGCAATAGTTTTCTTGGTATCTAAATGTACCCTATTTTCATCAGGTGCAGTACCTATCATAGGTGTGTCTGAAGTTAATTTTATGTCAAATTTTTCGAGGGTATATGTAGAGCTTGTGTTAAGAACTGCATAATATACATCGTCTAATATAGTATGAAAGATTACATTATTAGGCAGAGTCCATCTGAACCATGCTGATTGAGATCGTTTCTTACCTGCTTCATACCATTTATAACCCCATACTTCATTTGTAGCTGTATGTAATGTACTATCTACAGCAAATAAAAGTATATCATTTTCAGTGGAGCCAACAGGTAACCCTGCATTTTGAGGGAATAATTCTCCGATAACTTTAGTTTGTTCAACTACAGTAGGATCCTCTCTGGGAGACACATTTGCTAATTCATAGAATCTAGATTCCCTAGCTGTGTTATTTATAAAACCTATAGTAGTACCTAACGATATAGGAGTTGTGTCTGGATTAAAAGCATAAGAAGAAAGGTAACTAACTTTAGCTGTTTCAGGAGTAAGCAAAGCTTCGGCACCTGAACTTAATAAGAACTGTTCACTAGCACTAAATATAACTAGACCTGTATTAGCTTCTACAGCATCATATAATTTAGTTGGAAAAGTAGAACTGGACTGTAAGTCAATAGGATCAGCATTGGATATAGCCATAGCTGTCTTAACCCAGAAGTTATAGAATTGATTGACTCTAGATAGAATTATATTTTCTTCACTAAGTAAAGCGATTCTATTTCTAAAGAAGATCATCTTCTGAATATATTTATAACTCCAATTACCAGCAGAATCTTGGAAACTAATAAATGAAGGTTCTGAATTTGTTACATCATCTCCTACGTCACGTTTGCCCCAATCTGGATAACCAAATCTGAATGCTCCATTAGAGTAAGTAGCTGAACCACCGCCATTAATAGAGAATGTTCCTGGAAGTATCCTGGTAAGCTTCAGAGGCATCGTATCATTGTCTAAGGTAGTTGTTATCCCAGGTGCTGCTACCTCTTCCCATACACCCTCTCCGTAACGAGCTGGTGTGAATGTACAAGTTTCACCTGCACTGATTGTACCAGATGATGAATTACTTGCTAAATCAAATGTATTGCTTGCTACGTTTGATACTGTATAATGTCCGTCCCCAGCACCTCCACTGGTAAAGTCTATAAAGACGGTATCTCCATTACTTAGACCATGAGCTGTTGAGGTAACAGTAACTGTTGTACCAGCTCTAGAATATGTAGCTGCTTTAGATATATCTGCAGTAATACCTTCAGCTTGGAACCGTAGGTAGTAATCATCCATATCTTCACCACTATTAACTATTCTGACAACATACCCATGTCTGCATGTACGTGGTAAATCAGCAATATTATTAGCTTCAGTTGTGGTTATGGTCATCAAGCTTTTTTCAGGTGTTGTTATACTGAAGGGAGTAGCTCTGTATAAATGTATACCATTACCAACAATTGTAGCTGTTATACCTGTACCGCTAATAGCGTCTAAAGTTGTTTTAATATCGCCTAAAATACCAGATGCAGATACATGCTCAGAAGCATCTGAAGATGTACAACTTGGACGTACACCTGCTATATTACACCTAGAAACTACATTGATAACACTCTTTACTTTTGTTGTTGTCGTAAGACCTTTCTCTGAAGTATAAGAATGAGTATCATTTACTGCCCATCCTTCTCCACCAAACTGTAATCTAGCAAATGGTTGATATGTATCATGGTAATTATCTACAGTAGCATCATTACTATCAGCTGTTATCTGTGGTGTGCATCTAGTATCCATCTCATATCTAAGTCTGGACTTACCATTAGCACTCATGTTTGGTGGTGATGTACTAAACTTATCTGTACCTGTACTTATATTAACTGTCTCTCTACCCATTCCTAAACAGTCACCATTACTAGTACCACTGTAACTAGTTGCCTCGTCTACTGTTATAGACGTAGCACGAGTTGTTGTAAAAGTAGTGTTATCATCTGGATCGAATATATCTAATGCATATTGCTTACCATAGGCAATTGAATCTAAAGATATAAAAGCTTCGTTTAACTGTGCAGGGGATAAATCACCGGTCCCTCTCTTTATATGTACAGCTTTACGCCTGTTAACAAAGAAGGTTGTTTCATTGATTGTTAATACTTGTATATCAGATGATTTTTCATCAGATAAAGCAGTGTTATCTAGATAAGTCGCAACACCTGATCCAGCAACATCGTTATAATCCACGGGTATTTCAACACCGTCACTACATCTCCATATTTTAACACTACCATTGGCTGCAACTTGTCCGATATATTGTTCATCATTTTTTGTATAAATACTAAACCATTTAGAATTTGCAGCTGAAGATGGTGTTAAGGTATTAACTAGTTGGCTACCTGGGCGTTTGGTTAATTGAGTTACAACATCTGGAACTCCATTAATTAAATCTACTACTTGTCCAGGAGATTTAAACTCATCTGGTTGTGTAGATATACCTTTAGAATATACAGGTATTTTTTGTGTAACACTGGCCATTATCGTCTAAGTGCTCTATAAGGTTTATAAGATTGATAGGCGGAGTCATCAGGCCATCCCATAAAGTTATGGTCACCTTGATTACATTCATACTCCATACATGTAGCACGAGCTTGTGCTTCATATGTTGATAACATTTGTTGTAATTGAGCATTAGATACTAATTGTACAGCAGCTCTACCTGATGCTTTATATATTATATACCTTTGGAATGGTGTTGGTATATCTTCAAAGGCTAGTAACCTAGTGACATGGACATAGAAATAATCATCGTCTGGATACTCAAAGGTATGGTTAACTCTATCGTATAGTTTCCATATACCATCAGAATCTTTACGCCTTACAAAGTCACGAGTCCTATCCCATTCATCTTCATTATCTATTTGTATTATATCTGAATCAATATGAAATTTATTACCTACTTTATTTGTATACTTTATATGATGTTCTTTATTAAACATCCAGCCTTCATTCTGTACATCTTGATTACATTCTTTAAGTAGATTGTATATGAATGATATCTCAGGGTTTGCAAAGTCTAATCCTGATATTGGTGATTGACCTATACTACCAAGAATCGCATTGACTGCGGATAGTTCGGTATCGATATCAACGGTTGTGGTAGTCATAGTTAAGATTCGTGAATAAAAAAAAGGGGAGCCGAAGCCCCCCCAAGTGAGTTAGTTATACTGAGCTGTAACGACGGCACAAGTGTCTTGGCTGCCGACAGTCGCATAAGCTAAACGTAAGTTTTTAGTGGTCGAAGCAACCGCAGAAGGGGTGCCTGATCCACTTGTATCAGAAGGAGAGATACGAGTTTCTGTACCTTGACAGGAACCGTACTCACCAACTGCTGTTGGATTAGCCATAATATTTTATTGTTAAGAAACTGTTCCTATGTTAGCAGGAGTTAAGTGCTTCCTACCATACTCCAGAGGAGTGGCAGGGTTCTTAGTAATTGATTTATCAACTGTACCAATACCACTTAAGGAAGCACCATTCCCTGCAACTCTAGTCATAGTTATAGATGTTCCAGGATTAAGTGACATAATTACTAACGTGCGGAAGTTAATTCAATAGCACCTGCAGGGTTAAGTGTACCTACACCCATTGCAAGTCTACCAACCATTACGTCGCCTTGATAAAGAACGGACACGTCGCCACCAGTAACTT